GTGGTGACTCTACTCAAACGGATCTTACAAAATCCAATGAGAAGAATGGCATCTTAGATTTTAAACGAATTATCGAGATCATGGAAGATGATTTTGGTGTAGTTGAATTCGGTATAGATGATATTGTTCGATCTGGTCTAGTAAGAAACTATTTGGTTACTAAACTTGCCTTGTCTTTATAATGTTTACACACTTGAATAAACTTGGTGATTTTGAGTTAGAAGCCAATACTATAGATGGAGTCAGATATTACACTCTTCCAAGTGGAAAGAAGGCTCCTTCTATCACCTCTATAACAAGTTTCTATAATCGTCAGACGTTTATCAAATGGCGTAAGAGAGTTGGGGAAGAGGAAGCCAATAAGATTACAAAAGTTGCCACAACAAGAGGAACCAAGTTCCATGATCTTGTAGAACAGTATCTTTTGAATAAGGATATTAATACTTTAGATATTCTTCCAACTACCAAGGCATTATTTCTTCACGGAAAAAAATACCTTGATAACATAAATAATATTCATGCTCTGGAAAAACCACTGTATAGTGAGTATTTTGGAATAGCTGGAAGAGTTGATTGTATTGCAGAGTATAATGGCCAATTAGCCATAATAGACTTCAAAACATCTAAAAAAGTTAAACCAGAGAAGTGGTGTCAAAACTACTTTGTTCAAGAGACTGCATATGCCTGTATGTACTATGAAATGACAGGCACTGTGGTAGAGAAGATTGTTACCTTAATGGTATGTGAAAACGGAGATGTTAAAGTTTATGAAAAAACCAACAAACGTGACTATATTAAGCTTCTTACCAAGTATATTAAAGAATTTGTCACCCACAAACTCGGAGAGTATGGAGAAGGAAGTTAACGAACTTCTGAAAGAGAAATTTCTCTGTCAGAATAAATTCACAAGTGATATCGAGCAACTCGTTCTTACTACTGAACTCAATTATATTGAGGCACTAGTCAGTTACTGTGAAGAGAAAAACATAGAATTTGAATCAGTAGGTAAATTAATTTCTAAGCCTCTTAAAGATAAGTTGAAAGCAGAAGCAACTGAACTAAACTATCTTAAGAGAACTTCGAGATCTAAATTGCCATTATAATACTATTATGATATTCTGGATAGGATTCACCATCATGTTCCTCAATGAGGGATTTGTGATGATGAGACATGTCTCGCCTTGGGCGGCCAAACAGAGAGATAATCTCATAGAAAAATACGGTGATGGGTGGCAAACCTTTCATGGTATAGTAGACTACCTTTGGGTAATTGTTGTTGCTTTAGGCTTCGCATTTTCACCTAATAGGGGTAGTCATTTATACGTTTTTCTCGCCTTCTGGGGTAGTGCATTTACACTGATATACCTACCGATGTGGGTAGCTAAAACAGATAAATAATAGTAACATTCGGATTATTAATGAGCGAATTTTTCAGAGCTCCAGCAACCAGAGCCGCAATGGCCGAGATACAGGAGTTACAAGAAGATATTATGACAGGTATAGCTGTCAGAGGAATGAGAGATCCTTCCTCTGAAGAGGGACACCTGTATATTGCGAAAATGAAAAAACTTCTCGAAAAGCAAAGAAACTTTATGTTTCGATTGCATCTTGAGACAGAAGATCCCGATGCCCTTGAAATGAAAGAACAAATTTTAGAATCTGCAAAGTTTCTAGGATTACAGGATGGTCAGAATATTAATTCATTTTTTGATACTCTGAGCATTACTCTGGATAGATTAGAAAATGATTTACCAGATTGACTAATATAAGATTATCTGTTATAATATAAACAATCCAACAATACAAAAATACGGAGAATACTAAATGTCATTTGCTGCATTAAAGAAACAATCTAAAGCAGGGTCTCTCACAGAGAGATTAATGAAAAAAGTTGAGAAACTCAACGAAAAAGGTGGTAGTAATACAGACGAACGCCTCTGGAAACCAGCGGTAGATAAGGCGGGTAACGGATACGCAGTTATTCGATTCCTCCCTGCACATGCCAATGCTGAATTGCCATGGACTCAAGTATGGAGTCATGCATTTCAAGGGCCAGGCGGTTGGTACATTGAGAACAGTTTAACTACTGTTGGCAAAAACGATCCTGTCGGAGAACTTAACAGAACTCTTTGGAATAGTGGTCGTGAATCTGATAAAGATATTGCTCGTAAGCAAAAACGTAAGTTATCTTACTATGCAAACGTTTACATCGTAAAAGATTCAAGTAATCCTGAGAACGAAGGACAAGTCAAACTATACAAGTTTGGTAAAAAGATCTTTGATAAGATCACTGCTTCTATGCAACCTGAGTTTGAAGATGAAGAACCAATCAATCCTTTTGATTTCTGGAAAGGTGCAAACTTCAAATTGAAAATCAAACAGGTAGCTGGATTCTGGAACTATGATAGTTCAGAGTTTGGTAAAGTGGAAACACTTTTAGATGATGATGCTGAATTAGAAAAGATCTATGATAAAATCTATGATCTTACTGAGTTCACAGCTCCTGATCAGTTCAAGAGTTATGAAGAACTTAAAGCACGTTTGGACTCTGTTCTTGCTAGAAAGACAGTTGTTACACCTCAAGTTGACACTGAGGACTTAGAAGATCTAAGTGAAGGAAAACGTCCGTCACAAGCAGAACTAGATCAGATATCTAATTTATCTGCTGCTGCAACGGAAACCACGGAAGATGAAGATGACGCACTGAGTTATTTTCAAAAACTCGCTGAAGAGTAAGCATACTGCATAGTTGAAGTAGTTTGCTAATAAGAAAGGGGTCGTAAGACCCCTTTTTTTATGCCCCACTAAGTCTTGGGTTGTATACTTTCTTCAATCCTTTGCTAACAAAGTCGCTTGAAGGTCGGTATTTCATAATTTTTCTCATATCACTTAGATACAGATCTAAGTAATCCTCTTTTAGAATTCGTATTCTTCTTTTTGCATCATTTTCATTAACTTCATATTGATAGTTAGAAACTGAAAATACATTACTACTTAGTACCTCATCGCCATTCGCATCTTTAACTGTTCCTACATTATCTACTGTTGATGTTGCATTAAGAGTTTCTCCAGCAAAGCTAATTTCTGCTTGAAGAGTGTCATCCAAATAACTACAATCGAAATTGGAATCTACTTTAAGACCTTCTGGAACTACTAATCTGGCTTTCTGATCCATGAATAACTCAGTATTATAATGATGAATCTCGGTTAATGCACTTTCACTACCATATTTTTCAAGAATATAATTTTGAAAATCAACAGCATTTAAAGGCCATTGTTCATGATAGTTGATAATGTTATTTGTTGTTAGAACAACCCAGTCATAACGAGGATCTCCATATACTGCCTCTGCTGTTTGATCTGGTCTTTCATCTCCAATAATCATATAGTCACTAAACGCAGTGGCAACACTCGCAAAATCATCACGAAGTTTTGGTCTTTTGAATATGTTTTTTACCCTAATAGTTTCACTGCTAGAACTTCTATCTGTAGTTCTAGAAACGTAATCTATATCTGGGAAGTAAGAAAAATATGAGGCCATTAGTATCCTATCTCCGCACTATTAGGGTCGTCTTGTCTGATGAAACTAATAGGGAATAAATCTCCAAGAGAGTTTGGATCATCACTATCATATTCCCTTCCACTAGCGACATCTGATGAGTAATCTGTATTGTATATAGGTTCAAGTTCATTAAATCTGAGTGTCATTACTACAGAAACTGGCATCCCATTATCATATGCCATCCACTGTCCTTCTGGAGCATAGTTGACACTGATGTCTGTCAGAGCACATGGTTTAAATTTATTTACTCCCATAATATCTTTTTTGTCCCTAGTTAAGTACCTAAGTCTGAATATATTAGGTGTACCTAAGAAATATGATGGCCCTCCAGCTCTACCATTATTCTCCGAACCACTTTCCATTTTTTTAAGTTTCCTAGGAGCAGACCACTGTTTGAAGGCACGAATAATCATTCTTACATTTGCGGCCTCTAATTCATCTCTAGGACTCATTTGCCATTGAAACTCAAAAGATCTTAGAGCCACACCAGTAAATAGAAGTTCTGTGTTTGAGTTTGCGACAACTCCCACAGTCCTAGAAAGAATTGTTTCTGGTGGAATATCATATCCCATATTACTTGACAACTGACTCACCATATTCGCCATCATACCCGCTCTACCTGTTTCTCTTTGCATCCTCTCTCTTGTTTGTCCAGCTCTCCTAGTGATACCACCCATAAGAAAATTATCAAAAAATAGTGTAGCTTTTAAGGGGTTTGTAGATGTTTGTTGAATTGCTGTTCCAGACCCAGCGTTCATTTCGCCATCATCCCACATTCTTGGGTTTCCATCCATCATATTATTGGGCATTGGTAGTCTGATACCAGCACCTAATTTTTTTCTGAATGGTGATGATCTCTGAAATCCAAATCCAACGTTAGTATCTTTCATTGCAGTCTTTCTATTACGAGAATTCAAAGCATCTGCATATGGAGCATTATATCCATAACATTGGATGAACATATGATCCATATTATTCTTCATATCCATAGGATACTTTACAACTTTTCTAAACAATACATCATTATCAGTATCATAATCACCTATATTATGAAATGTTCCAAAACCTTTAAAATCTCTCACAAAGTTTCCAAACCATGACCTCTTGGCCTCAGTATTAGTATCATATATGCTTGGATTATAACTGCTCAATACTGCAGCATTGTTTATATTAAACAGTCCCTGATTACTTTTACTATGTGAATAATTATCACCAGTTTTACTATAGAATGAAACCTCTTCAAAACTAGGGCCCTGCAAATCTTTATCTAGAGTGGTTTCAAATAAAAGGGCATTTTTTACCTCATCACTTGAAAATTCTAGCACCGTATTTTCGAGTAACCATTTTGGTGTATTATCTTTTCCAGCACCTGTGGCAGAAATATGTTCTAAAATTCCTTTCTTAATAGAAGCATCAATTCTATCTCTATCCTCTTTGGTTAAAAAATACTCCTTGTTTGGGTCATCACTTTTTAATTGAGTTAGATCCCATACATTGTTTTGATAAATTGGTGCTGAATTTGGAACAACCTGTCCGTTTCTATCTACAGGTAAAACTTGTGCGTTTCCACTTTTGGAATCGTAGAATAAACGATAACTCTGCACAACCCCAGTATCAGACCGTAGCACATTACCTAGGCCAAATGTACTCCTGTCTATATTCTGAATTACTTCATATTTAATTGGATTTATCTCATCTCCAGCTCCAGAATTTGTTAATGGTTCTGCTTGTGTCATTATTTTCTCCAGTTAAACGCTCTGTTCTTAGGGTATGCTCTTCCAGACTTACTGATGAATCTTTCGGTAGGAAGTAATGAAATGCCGCCCCAATCTTCAGTCTTAGGTACTTTATATAGAGTACCCATTCCAGAAAATAGGTATTTGTGTATACTATTTTTGGGTACTACAGACCCGCCACCGCTATTTAGTAAGCTTTCTGCAACTGCATCACGGTAATCTGGATTGATATAGTGTAAATTGCATCCTAGGAACCCATCTCCATCAAATCTTAGGGCGACTGCTAACGGTTGAACGTCCCAGAAAGGATACTTTTCTGGATATGCAACACTATACGAGAAAAAGAATAAAGATCCCAGTGTAATACCACCAGTGTCTATTGTATCGGAATCCTCTTTTTGCAAATCAGACAGAGCGACTTCCAGTGCATTAGCATACCATGCACCACTTTTTTTGAGACCCCCAGTTTGTT